CGCAAATTGGCACTGAAGGTAACCATCTTAGTATAGAAAAGATTGAAACTAAAGCGGCGCACCACATAGTGTTGATACAACGAAGACGCCCGCAATTGTCATGGCCGTTACCACCACTGTGGGTATTCCATGCCTCCGATTACGTTAGACTCCCGGAGATATTTTATCCCAGTGAAGCCAATGTCCAAAAGGCCTACCCCCACGTGTTCATCAAACGCCTTCAACTCTACTGCTTCTCTGTGAAGGCCGTATCACTACGAGACATCTTTGCCAAGATCCGCCAAGTGCTCCCTACTGAGGAGCTATCTCGGTTTTCCACGGCGGATCTTATACGACTAGCTAATTACCTGCTCTTTATAACTGGTATGCAACAGACCAGCGACTACCAGTCGCCATTGATGGAGAGTCTCTTTGGAAAAATGTGCTTGTCAATACGAGCTCGTGTGCGAGAATTTCTCCAAAATCTAATGGGCAAATCTTCATATGCAGCGCTACTTACAGTGACTGACGTAAGGCCGGTGTACTTCACGACCAAACCCGTGAGAAGGGCAATCTGTGGCCCACAATGGTTTGAGGATGAGGAGAATGATGACGAAAATGGTACCACACCGTCAATCACAGGATACCCCAGCCCTTCACCAGATGACTTAGACCTCTTAGCTGAATTCGAACACCACGGGCAAGCAAACGAAGAAAGGAATCAGTCATCGGCTCAAAAACCGAACCCAAGGCAACAATGCGCTACCCACAGTGATACTGAGTGTGGACCAGATGAACAATCTGCGAGTGTAGCTAATAGAGCATCGGAGAGCATCAATGAGACGCAAGACCAGCCCCAGCAAATGAACGAGGACGCCAATGGCAACATGGTCGATGGGCAATTCACAGACTGCACTGACACTGACTGCGATCAGAGCGACGATGAGAGTGACTCAGACTCAGAACATCATGAATCGCAACAATTGCAAGATGACCTACTACCTAGTGAATACGACTTGCCAGAGCTTGAGAGTGTTCCGGGTGAACTAGACGCAGAAAATCCAGAAGATGCACAGGGACCCGAAGAGACCGAACCCACCATGAGGGATGAGGATGATGGTGACGGCGAACCTTCAGGAGATGATCAAACGGGCAGCCCAATGCTAGAAACAACACCCGGCGTAACACTTGAACCCTTGGACGAGGAGACAATTGATATACTCAAAATGCACGGTTTTACCAACTACAAACCACAGCATGATGGTGAATTCCAAATTCCACCTGTGTTCTACAACCGACAAGCAAGATTTCTTCCTCAGCATGAGGGCATCGTCAACACCGCACAATCAAGATTCCTTGACATGGCTCAAGCCCTTAAGAGAAATTGCTACAATTACAGATTGGACGCTAAACGAGCCACAGCATTCATGTCTGACGTTAAAAACAACCTCACTGGTCTAGTGCTGCCCAAACTTGACAGAGACTTGTTAACCTCATGGGTAGCATTAGCCGAAAATGCGAAGAGGAATGTTGGGCTCATCGTCATTCACGGAGCTGGTGGGGCAGGGAAAAGTAGGGCCCTGCAAGAGCTGATGCGGAATGGGTTAGTAGACACCAATGAAGTCAATATCATCGTACCAACTATTAACCTTGCCGTTGACTGGAAGAAGAAGCTACCCAGTGTGGACCCGCGGAGGATCATGACATTTGAAAAAGCATGCGAGCGAGAAGGGAAGTCAATTGTCATAATGGACGACTATGGAAAACTCCCGGCGGGTTACGTTGACGCATACTTAGCCATCAAATTCAATGTCGAAATGGTCATCCTAACTGGTGACCAACGACAGTCTGTCTTCCACAACGATAAGAAAGACTCACAGATTGCCCTCTTGAGTTCCAACACAGACCATTTCAAGCGATACTGTGACTACTACATTAACGCTACCCACCGACAACCCCGGAGACTTGCCAACCCAATTAAAGTGCACGCAGAAAGAGAAACGGGGGGCGCTGTTAAACATGCCACTCTCATACCCACCAACGCAATGACGCTTGTGCCAGCATTCAGAAGCCAATCATTGCTTACAGACTTGGGCAGGCAGGCGATGACATATGCTGGCTGCCAAGGGCTTACGTTACCACATCTGACAATAGTGCTGGACAAAGACACTCCTTTGTGCTCTGATGAAGTGTTGTACACAGCATTATCAAGAGCGTCGGAAACAATAACGTTTGTGAATACGCACTCTAACAATAAAGACTTTCTGGCCAAACTAGACTCTACGCCCTATCTCAAAACCCTAATTTCGGGAGTGCGAGAAGATGAACAAGCAGGGAAGGACAACACACCACCAGAACCAGTAGTACGTGATGGTCCTACCAAAACCCACATTCCAGTGGCCAACGACAAGATACAGCTGGACGACAAGATAGAGGCCATGGAGGACAAGGACACCAGGGAATTATGGAGTGGAGAGGAGAAAACCAACCTCATGCAAACACAAGACCCGACCATCCAATTATTCCCGCACCAGCAAGCGAAAGACGAGGCCTTGTTCAAAATCACAATAAATGAACGGATCAGGCTAGCTGCACCGGAGACAAATCGTAAAGCTCTCAAAGATACAATCAACGCAGGCGATTTGCTGTTTGAAGCTTATGCGAGCTTCATGAATGTGCCTCGAGAAACTCAGCCTTTCGATAAGAGATTGTGGGCACATTGTAGACAATTGGCATTACGTACGTATCTATCAAAACCGACCTCAAATCTTCAGCAAGGAGCGCAACGTCAAGACCCTGATTTCCCTGACAACGCTATCGCATTGTTTAACAAGTCGCAATGGGTTAAGAAGCTTGAGAAAGTGGGTTGCCGATTTAAGGCTGGACAAACTATATCTGCCTTCAAACAATCAACTGTTTTGCTCACTACCACCATGGCTCTCTACCTACGTAAAAAGAGGGAGGGACACCAACCCGACAATGTTTTTGTGATGTGCGAAAAGACACCAGAACAGTTTAATTCATTCGTGCTCACCAAGTGGGATTTCTCGCGACCCAACTACACGTCTGATTACACTCAATATGATCAATCACAAGATGCTGCATTCCTCAACTTTGAGCTGAGGAAAGCTCGACACTTTGGATTACCGGACGAGGTAGTTGACTTCTACGCATTCGTCAAAACGCATGCAAAAACGTTCCTTGGAAATCTAGCTGTCATGAGGCTGAGCGGGGAGGGGCCAACATTTGATGCTAACACTGAATGCAACATAGCCTATGACGCCCTCCGTTTTCAACTTGATCCGACGGTGAATGCCTGTTACGCAGGGGATGACTTGGTGCGTGACAAGGCTTGTGACGAGCGACCCGGGTGGAAATATTCTGAGCCACTCTTCTCCCTGAAGGCCAAACCACTAGTCACAAACAAACCAGACTTCTGCGGATGGAGGCTAACTAAATATGGAATTGTTAAGTCTCCGGTGCAACTATATCAGTCGCTGCAGCTCGCTCTGCGTCTTGGCAAAGTGGAAGAAGTTAAACGAAGCTATGCAATAGACTACCTCTTCGCCTATAGGTTAGGTGACCAATTATATGACATATTTGACGAAGATGAATTGGCTAAGCATCAGCTAGTGACTCGAACTCTCATCAAGAAGGGGATGCAGCCACCCAGTTCAGGAGAACACTTACCCACTTTCCATGTGACATCAGACAGACTCATCCAAGATCCTCGGGCAATCAAGGTATCTACTTTCGAATCAGACAGAGTCATTTTGCCTCTTGAGATTATTGACGATCACTTCACATTTGATAGCAGATCGGACCGTAATGACATGACCACTGCGAACAATCAGCAAACGTCTGAATCAAATGTTCCCGCGAATCAAACAGACTATGGAGGCACGCTGTTAACTGACATGTTCCCTGACATCGCCAGGCTTTAACTAGCATTTAACAATTTAGGCTGACATTAGCATAGCTTAGCACTGACCTTAGTCTAGTCTCTAATTTAGACATTCAACGACCATGTGGCTTAGTTATGTTTCCTAATGTGTTTGAAATGAAAACCTCTCTGCTCATACAACTACTCACGAACTGCGGGTTCCAACGTACCACAGTACCATTGGAGGAGCCTATTGTTATCCACGGTGTGCCAGGCTGTGGGAAATCTACACTCATTAGAACGTTGATCACACATCAATCTGTTGCGGCCTACACCTTGGGAATACCATACGGTAAAACACTTGCCCATCCAGGCATTCAACGGCCCACTGATACCTGTGACAATCAAGAGGTGGAAACTCGAATTCTGGACGAATACCAACTTGGCTTGAAGGCTGATCTTGAACCCTTTAACATTCTCATAGGAGACCCATTCCAAGGTCATTCCACATACCGCGCACATTTTGTTAAGACCTTCTCTCACCGAGTACCACGTCCAATCTGCGAATTCCTGAACTCACTCGGCTACGACATTCAAGGAGATAAGGAAGGCAGTCTCAAATTTTTACCAGTGTTCCAACACTATAGCAAGGGACCAAAGGGCGTGATTATCCATCTTGGACCAATCTCTTGTCAGCTTACGCAGACATACAGGGTTCCATCAAAGACACCATCTGAGGTGCAAGGTCTAGAGTTTAAAGAAGTTACCCTCGTTTTCCACTCCAGCGAACTGCCTGGAAATTCTGAGGCATTCTTTATAGCCGCCACACGGGCAAGCGAGTGTCTCAACATCATCACTGACCAAGCGCCGCCGCAACTGAGCACTCAAACCGCACATAACCACACCTACACCGCATCGACTAATGAGCTTCACCCCTCCACCGGACAACAGTAAATCATTCCTTGCAATAGCTGTGGGTGCGGCAGTTGGCCTTATAATATTCACCATTAGAACCGACCATTCCGCATCAGTAGGGGACAACACACACCGGTTACCTTACGGAGGACAGTATCGTGACGGAAACAAGCTAGTGAACTATAACGGACCACACACTGGAGCGTCCTCACCCAGCATCTTTTGGCCGGCACTCAGTGCAATCATACTCACTCTTGTCATACATCTCCGTAGCAGTACTCGCCGCCGCATTTGTATACGTTGCTCTGAGTCTACTTCTGCCCACTAGTCCTAATTGCATCCTAACTATTACAGGCTCGACAGTGCAAGTGTCTAATTGTCCGTTAGAACAGATCCCTGACATAGTCAAATCTTTTGCCTGGAGTGCACATGACATACGCTACAATTTGGCAGCTGTTTGAGGTACGGAACCATATCATCAATCACATTGACACATTCAAAAACCAGCTCGCTGTTTCACTTCAGAATGCGCAAGCCACACTCATAGAATCAAACCGCTTGACATTAGACAGCAAACTCAAGCCCATTAAAGAGATTCTTGACACTGTCACATCAATCATCCCGACTAAGGCTAATGAGGGCACTTCGCAGACCCGAGACCAAACTTCTCTAAGTGAAGATGCCAACCGTGAGCAAGCTCCCACCGACCGAACATTCTTCACAAACTTGGATGCAGCACTCAACGCTACAGGGAATCTGCTAACACACGTGCCACCTGCTAGATACAACTTGCCCACTACTTCCCTTCCCCTAGATGAGCTTTACGGGTTGCTGCATGCGCTGCATAAGAATAGCTTAGAATGGTTAACTCATATTAGCCATGATGCCGACCAGATCATTAACAAACTGAGCACCGTTGAGAGTGGCATACTCAATGAGGTCCACAGCAACTCCAGGAGAATGGACTTATTATTGCAGAGAATTGCTGAAGTCGAAGCCAAAATCAACGACCAAAACACGTTCACATCAAACCATCACTTGTCGGAAACTTTGACTTCCATAGAGACGAAACTTCAGGAACTGCACGTCAAGCTCATTGCTACCCCTACTGACAACCAAGCCAGGCCGAGCAGTAGCATAACTAAACCCAGCGGTGCTGACATACATTCAAATCAGTCAGGCCTCCCAATCTTTGAAGCAAAGCACCCCACCGCACGATGTCGCTCCTACGGGCACGTGGAATTTGATGGCCTTTGTTTACACATACCTATGGACGTCCGAGGTAGGCGTGCAAGTACTGCCCTTCGCTTGATCACTAAACACGACCCATCCTCTACTGCTACCACAGTCAAATATGAGCTTCTAGACGACGGGGCATTATTGCTCACTGAGGAGATCAAAACACCTCACAAACTCAACCAGCCACTCAGCGACTCACTAGCACTTTTACACTCCAAATGCCCCAATTTCATTTATAAAATCAGGGATGATGGCTTGTGTTAAGTTTGGACTTGGGTTGAATTAATTTAGACTAGCTTTAAACTACGATGGGAGACAGGTCGCAAGGGACTAACCCGAACCAAGGACTCAACGCTCAAGCGCAGGGAGACGGGACAGGTGGTCAGAGTCAACGCAATCCAAACAGAAATCCACCGCCTAGACCTCAAGCTGACTTGAATGCCCAAGACAACATTATGCCCAGTGAAAATGACCTTGCCGCAGTCGCCGGTGAAGTAACATCCAATTCTGTTGCTACCAAAGAGACGGTGAAAGAAATTCTTAGCACCCTCCAGGCGAGGAGAACTAACGCCACACCTAAAGACTTATTTTCGCTTGCTTGGGCTTGCTACCACAATGGATCATCAAAGTTCACGACTTTAACCACGGACGCTCCTTGCGGTATACCTCATGCTGAACTCAAGGACTTAGTCGAGGACTATTGCACACTGAGACAGTTTTGTGGATATTATGCCAAAACATGCTACGTGACGGGCAAACAGCAGAATAAACCCCCCTCGAACTGGTCACGTAAAGGGTTCCAAGAAGAATCAAAATTCTCGGCTTTTGATTTCTTCAATGCCGTGCTTAGCGACTCTTCTCCCCCCCCACCCGGTGGCATGCGTTTCAAACCCACGCAAGACGAGATTTTAGGTCATTCCATGAACGCCAAAATGTCGATAATCGAGTCACGCAAAGCATCAAACATGGTCTCCACTCGCGCAGACTTGCTAGCACAACAACAAATTCACGAAGCGCCGAAACCACTCATGCTTACATTTTAGAAATTCTTGACTCCGAAATGCATCCCTACGATTTCAACTTCTTAGCCTGTTTACAATTTG